AAGGCCCAAGGCTATTCGTCCCTGACTGTTCTGTATGCGGCTCGCAATGTTGCCGAGACTGCCCCGGCCACGTTCCACTTCACTGTTGCATCGTCTGGTGGCACGACTGCCGATCAAGACGGCTCGATCATCCTGTATGTGGAATACGCTATCCTTCCGTAATCATCCCGCGCCCTCTCTCACTGGACCCACCCCGAGCGGGGCAGTTACCATCCGACCTTACAGGCTGAAAAGCCAACCAGTGGCGCGGGGCACCTCTGGGGTGTATTCGTTGACTGGCAAGGCGGAAACGCTCGGACATAACCCACACAGTCGCCAAGCCCTGAGCAGCGACTAGGGAGCGGTCAAAGCGACCGGCACATATGGCGGCACTGACTAATCCAAAACACGAACGGTTTGCACAAGAGCTAGCTAAGGGCAAAAGCCAAGCTGAAGCCTATGTCGAAGCTGGGTATGCACCTAGCGAACCGAACGCCTCTCGCCTGACAAGTAATGAAAAGGTCAGGGCGCGAGTAGCCGAAATACAAGAGCGCGGCGCTCTGAGGGCTGAAGTGACTATCGCCACGCTGACCCAAGACCTTCTAAGGCTGCGAGATAAGGGTGAGGCTCTACGCGATGCGGCGGGGCTTTCAGTGGCCCGTAACAGCGTGATGGATATTGCCAAGCTTAACGGGCTGGTGATCGATAAGGCGCAGTTAGATGCGTCGGTCCAGATTAACGAAATCAGGCGCACGATTGTCCGCGCTTGATATGCCTACGGCGGCGGTATTTGAACCGCTGCTAGTGCCAAGCCGTTACAAGGGCGCACACGGCGGGCGTGGTTCTGGCAAGTCGCACTTCTTCGCTGACCTGATGGTCGAGACGGCGCTAGTGCAGCCCGGCTTTCGCGGGGTGTGCATCCGTGAGGTCCAGAAAGACCTGAACCAATCGGCAAAGCGGCTGATTGAGGACAAGATCGCTCAACACGGTCTGGGGCATCTGTTCGATTGCCAAAAGGCTGTGACGGTTACGCCGGGCGGCGGGATTATCATCTACCAGGGTATGCAGGACCACACGGCGGATTCGGTGAAGTCGCTGGAAGGCTTTGACGTGGCATGGGTTGAGGAAGCCCAGACGCTTTCTCCGCGCTCGCTGACCCTGCTTAGGCCGACAATCCGCAAGCCCGGTTCTGAGCTTTGGTTCTCATGGAACCCGCGCCGGAAAAAAGACCCGGTGGATTTGATGCTAAGGGGTGAGGACCGGCCTACAGGTTCCGTCGTCGTTCGCGCTAACTGGTCGGATAACCCGTGGTTTCCTGCCGAACTAGAGCAAGAGCGGCTAGACGATTTCCGCATGAAACCGGACCAGTATGACCATATCTGGGAAGGTGGTTATGAGGCCGTCACCGAGGGTGCATACTTTGCGAAGGCGCTGGCGCAAGCTAGGGCTGACAATCGGATAGGTGAGATTAGCCGCGACCCGCTGATGGCGTTGCGGGCTTATTGGGATATCGGCGGGACCGGGGCCAAGGCCGATGCTACGGCCATTTGGATTGCCCAGTTTGTCGGTGAGAAGATTAAGGTTCTGGCGTATTACGAAGCGCAAGGGCAGGACTTGGCAACGCACGTCAACTGGCTGAGACAGTCGGGCTTTGGTGCTGCTGAGTGCTTCCTTCCTCACGATGGCGCATCGCACGAAAAGGTTTTCGACGCGTCTTACCAGAGTGCGCTAGAACAAGCGGGCTTCTCTGTGAGGGTGATACCTAATCAGGGGCGTGGGGCGGCTTCACAGCGCATTGAGGCGGTTCGGCGGTGGTTCCCTCGCATCTGGTTTAATCAGGCGACCACGCAAGCTGGACTGGATGCGCTAGGGGCGTATCACGAAAAGAAAGACGAAGCCCGAGGGATTGGGCTTGGCCCTAACCACGACTGGGCAAGTCATGGGGCTGATGCGTTCGGCCTGATGTGCTCTACATACGAAGAGCCGAGGGTTATGGCTGCAATCCTCGATATACCTAGCTACGGAGCCGTGTGATGACCCGACTGACTGCATCTAGCACGGTAAGCGCAAACTGATGGCAAGCGACCGCCTCGCCCTTGTAGCTGATGAGTTCGCGCGGGCCGTTGGCCGCAGCACGGACGAACTGAACGCGCAACGCGAGAAAGCCCTGCAATACATCAAAGGCGTGATGGATGATGTTCCGTCGCTGCCCGGTCGTTCGTCGGCTTGCTCTACGGATGTGTCAGACGCTATCGAGATGGCGTTGCCCGACCTCATTGAGATTTTCACGGGTGAGGACATCGCGACGTTCCGGCCTGTCGGGCCAGAGGACGTTGACGCGGCGCAACAAGAGACGGATTACGTCAAGCACGTCTTCTTTGAGGAAAACCCCGGCTTCCTGAATCTGTATAGCGCGATTAAGGACGCGCTCTCGATCAAGACCGGCGTCTTCAAGGTCTTTGGCGAGGAATACGAAGAGCCGGAAGAGGAGTTTGAGGACCAGAGCCTCGATCAACTCGCATCGGCGGTGCAAAAGCACGGCGACCGGGTTTATCTCAAGTCTGACCTTGGGGACATGACCGACCCCGAGATGACGGTCGATTTCTGCATCCGTGCCAAGAAGAAGTGGCGGGCGCGGGTGATGGCCGTTCCGCCTGAGGATTTCGGCGTCTCGAAGGATACGGTTCTGCTGGCGGAAAGCCCGTATTGCTTTCACAAGACCCGCCTGCGGGCCTATGAGCTTAAGCGCCGGGGCATTGATGCGGCTAAGGTCGATGCGCTTCCTGCCTATGGCGTGATTGATAATCAGGTAAAGCAAGCGCGGGACCGCACCGATCAAGAGGTTGACGACCGGGGCGGGCTTGGCGACCATCGTATTGTCGAGGTCATTGAGCATTATATCGACGGCGAGGACGGGCGTTACAGGCTGCTGACGGACGGTTCGGCGCTTACCCTGCTCGAAGAGGACGAACACCCTACGGTGCCGTTCTCGGCCATTACGCCTTACATCGTGCCCCACCAGTTCATCGGGGAATCGGTCGCTGACCGCCTGATCGAGATACAAAAGATTAACACCGTGCTGACGCGCATGACGCTGGATTCGGGGTATTTCGCCCTTAATCAGCGGATGTATGTCAACATGGACAAGGCGAACGACTGGACGATTGCCGACCTTCTCCGCAATGAGCCTAACGTTCCGGTTCGCGGTAAGGGCGACAACGCTATCGTTCCGCTGACATCTGGCGGGCTGTCGTTTGATACGCTGTCGGCTATCGAGCATTTCTCGGTGGCGGGTGAGAAGCGGACGGGCATTGTTCGCAACTCGCAAGGGCTTAACCCGGACACGCTGCATGACACGGCACGGGGCGCGATGGCGCTTATGTCGGAATCGCAAAAGCGGGTCCGCTTGATCGCGTCCATTCTTGCCCATACCGGCATTAAGGACGTGTTCCTGCTGCTGCATCGCCTGTTGCGCCAGAACGCGACACAAGCGGAGACCGTGCGGCTTCGCGGTAAGTGGATTGATATTGACCCGTCGTCGTGGGCTAACCGGCAGGACATGACGATTGAGGTTGGCGTCGGGTCGGCTGGCAAGGATGCCGAGATGGCGCGACTGCAAGCCGGTATGGTGACGATGCAAGAGATCATCGGGATGCAAGGCGGCGTTGAAGGCCCGCTGGTGAAGCTCGATAACATCTATGCGTATCTCAAGCGGTATTTCGAGAAGGGTCTCGACTTCAAGTCAGCGGAGCCGTTCCTGACTGACCCCTCGGAGCAATCTGAGGAGCCGCAAGCCCCGCCCCCGCCTGACCCGGCTGTTCTGGAAGCCCAAGCCAAACTCCAAATGGCGCAGCAAGAGGCGATGGCAAAGCAGGAGATGGCGCAACAGCAGGCTTTCGCCGATATGGAGCTGGCGAAAGTCAAGGCGCAGGCCGAGGTTGAGACCGCCCGCGCTATCGCTCAAGAGAGGGCCTCCCTTGCCCGCGCGGAGGCTGAGGAACGCGCATTGCTGAAGCGTCAAGAGAACGCGGAGGCCATGCAAATGAAGCGCGAGATGGCGGCGTTTGACCTTCAACATAAACGTGACATTGCAGAGGTTGAACTTCAGCAACGGGCGCGCGAGATTGAGCTAGAAGGCCAACTGAAAGCGTCGGCAATCCTGATGAATGCCCAGACCGAAAGCCAAAAGATTTCTAACGGCGCTGAGCTTGGGGGCGAGCCGGGATGAACGTCGCTGAAACCGCCGCCCTTGGCGCTGCTGCAAAGCAAGCCCTAGACGTTCTGGACCCCGCTCTTGACGCTGTGAGGGCGGCTATTGTCCGGCGTATGATTGCGACTTCCCCGGCTGACACCGCGTCCATTCTCGGTCTTCACGCCGCTATCCAGTCAACCGATGCCATTCGCCAGATGATCGGGGAATACATCGCAAACGGGCAGATTGCCGAATATCACCTTTCCGCTGAGGCTTAACCCTCGGTCCTAGACGCCAAGCCTTGAGCAGCGTCGCCACCCCTGAAAACCATGTCTGAATCCGCGACCCGTGAAAGTGTTGTAGCCGAACTGATGGCGGAAGCCGCACCGGCACCTGAGATTGAGAAAGCCCCCGTCCCTGATGCGCCCGAAGAGGCCGCAGAACCGGACGCAGACCCCATTCCAGAAGATGACCAGTCTTCTGACCTCGAAGCACCGGAGACGGCAAGCGACGAGGGCGAGGAACAACCCGAACCGGAAGCCCCGGCAATCGAGGCCCCTCATTTCTGGTCAGCGGAAGCAAAGGCCCGCTTTGGTGAACTGCCGCCCGATCTCCAGCTTGTCGTGTTGGAGAACGAGAAGGCAGGGTCCAAGGCCCTGACGCTGAAGCTAGAAGAGGCTGCTGCTATCCGTAAGGAGGCAACGGCTAGAGCCAAGGAGCTATCCGCGCTCAACGCCCGCATTGCTGACGCTGCAATAAAAGCAGAACGAGCGATGACGGACCGATGGGCGGGGATGACCCCGGAAGCGTGGCTGCGGCTCGCACATGACGACCCGGCTAAATACACCAAATACAAGGCTCAGTTTGACGCCGAACAAACCATCGTCCAGCAAGCTCAGTTTGCCAAGGAAGATGCTGAACGGGTCGCTCGTAGCCAATGGCGTGACGAACAGGTTGAGGCGCTCAAGACCGCCTGCCCCCCGCTGGTTGACCCGGTGCAAGGGACTGCCAATCTCGGCAAGCTCTCTGACTATCTGGTTTCCCAAGGGGTAGCGGAACAAGACCTCCCAAGCGTCGGTGCCCTCGAAATGACCGTGGCGTGGAAGGCTATGCAGTTTGATGAACTGCAAAAGCTTAAGCCCACGCTGAAATCACAGCCGAAGTCAGCCCTGCGACCCGCTGCGGCCCCTCCGGCTATTCCCTCCGCACAACGCGAAATCCAGACCCTTAAAAACCGATTTGCCCAGACTAGCAGTCGGGAGGATTTGGTCGCGCTCATGCTCGCCGAAGGGCGGGCGAAAGGTTCCTAACAATGGCCGTCCCCTCGAATACCCAACAGACCTTTGCCACCGTTGGCAACCGCGAAGACCTTGAGAACAAAATCTACAAGATCGCCGCGAACAAAACCCCGTTCACCTCAAACATCGGTAAAGAGAAGGCGTCGTCCACCTATCACGAGTGGCAGACGTTCTCGCTCCGCACCCCGGATGCCCAGAACAAGCAAGTTCAGGGCGATACGACCAACGCAACCGCTGCCAAAATCACGGCCCGCGTCGGCAACCGCACTCAAATCTTCAAAGAGATGGGCTCGGTCTCCGGCACTCAAGAGGCTATGGACCACGCTGGCGTTGCGTCGGAACTGGCATGGCAGAAAGTCCAAAAGGGCGAAGAGCTGGCAACGGACATCGAAGCCCGTATGCTCGGCAACTTCGCCTCTGTGACCGGCGATGCTTCGACGGCTGCTGAATCGGCTGGCGCTCTCGCTTGGCTGTCGTCCAACGTCTCGCGTGGCGTTGGCGGCTCCTCGGGCGGCTTCTCTGCCGGTAACGTGGCCGCTGCTACTCCCGGCACTCAGCGGGCCTTCACCGAAGCCCTGCTGAAGACCGTGCTGGCCTCGGCGTTCAATAACGGTGCGCGTCCCTCGCAAGCCTATATGAGCGCCACCCAAAAGCAGCAGTTTTCGGCCTTCACCGGCATTGCTGACATCCGTAAGGATGCTGGCAACGGTCAAGCGACCATCGTGGGTGCCGCTGATGTCTATATCTCGGACTTCGGTGCTATCTCGACGGTTCCGGTCCAATACGGCCTGACCCGCGACGTGCTGCTGATCGACCCGGAATATTGGGCGGTTGGCACCCTGCGTCCGATGAAGGACGAAATGCTGGCCAAGGTCGGTGACGCGATGCCGTTCCAAATCATCGCTGAAAAGACCCTGATCTGCCGCAACCAACGCTCTTCGGCTGTCATTGCCGACCTGAGCTAATCGACGGAGGGGGCGGGGAAACTCGCCCCCTTTTTCCTATCAACAACTGAAAGGGCTACACATGGCCAAATCACAAGCCGAATTCCGGGGCGCTGACGCCGGGGCCGTCGCTGTAAAAGACGACCCCATCGTGAACGTCCGCGTTCTCAAAAAGGGCGACGGCAAGGTCAGCACGGGCGCTCACTCGAACCGTGGCGGCGAAGAGCTTTATGAGTATGGCGACCACTTCGAGATTGCCAAGTCGATTGCGGACGAACTCGAAGACCGTGGCTATGTCGAGATTGTCGAGGCTGCTAAAAAGTGAGCGGCTGGCGGTTCGGTCATCAAGATAAGGACGGAATCGTCAAGCATTGGCGACCGGACGGAAGCGGTGGCGTTGAGGTCCGTATCTCGCAAGATGTCGCCCCACTGCTAGACCGCAACCGGGCGATGGCGACACACAATGACGGGTATAGCGAAAGCCGGGAAATGCGCCGTGTGGCGTCGGTTCCGGCTATCGTCCGTCAAAAGTGGCTGATCGAGGAGGGATGGGATATGATGGACCCGGCCCACGCCGATAAACTGGCCCGAAAGCTTAATGACCCTGACTGGTCCTATCTCCGCACGGCACCGGGCCGCGTCGGCGTTTCTAACGGGGTGATGCGATGAGCCTCGATACCTATGCGGGCCTGAAAGCAGCGATTGCCTCAACGCTGAATAAGACGAACCTGACGGCATCAATCCCGGATTTCATCACGCTGGCGGAAGCGGTGATGTCGCGGGAGATTTCGACAATCGGGCAAATCGATAACTACGCTGACGTTGAGGTCGGAGAGGAAGGCTGGGGCCTGCCGTTTAGCGCCGATGAAGTGGCATCAGTCACATACAACGGCATCCCTCTGACCTATCTTTCCCCCGACCGTGTGGGGGAAGTGGTCAGCACGAACCCCGGCTTTTATACGATTGACGGGTCAACGCTGAAGGTCGCCCCGGCTGGCACCGTGACCATCCGAATGACTAAATCGTTCTGCCCGCTTTCGTCATCGGTGCCTTATAACTGGCTGCTCCGCTCGCACCCAGACGCCTATCTTTACGGTTCGCTGATGCAAGCCGCGCCTTTCTTGCGTGACGATGAACGCATCCCCGTTTGGGGAAACTTTTTCGCCAACGCAATTGATAGTATCAACCAACGCGAAATCCGTCGTCAGATTGGCGGGATTATTCGTATGCAAGCGGGTCCGACGCCATGACCGTAGCTATCACTTACTCGGGCGCGGCCCCTACGGTTGGCGCGAGTGCCGACACATGGGGAACGACCATCAATGTGAACGCGCTGGCCCCGATCAAAGTCGATTTGGATGCACTGGCGGTTCAATCGAACGCTGACAATGCGCGGGTTACGGCCATTGAGGCTGCGGACCTGAAAACGGTTCATACGGGTGACATCAAGTTCGGCCTGTATTCGGTTGCGCCGTCTGGATGGGTCAAGGCTAACGGCGGAACGATTGGCAATGCGTCGTCCGGGGCGACGCGGGCTAACGCTGACACGGCGGCGCTGTTTTCCCTGCTTTGGGACTTGAACGCGACGGATTCGCCTATCCTGACTTCGGCGGGTGCTGCGTCAACGCGCGGGGCAAGTGCGGCGGCTGACTATGCGGCGAACAAGCGCCTTACGGTTCCTGATTTCCGTGGCGAGTTTGTGCGCGGTCTGGATGATAGCCGTGGGGTGGATGCCTCGCGTCGGCTTGGCTCGGCACAGGCGGGAGATATTGAGGCGCACACGCACCTGATTTCTCCTGTTGCGTCTAGCAGCGATGCTGGCGCGGGCTATACGGCCACGGGTTCGGGCGGGGTTGAATCAATCTTTCCTTACGATTCCGGCTCTTTTGGCGGTGCGGAAACCCGTCCGCGAAACGTTGCAGCGCTGGCGGTGATTAAGCTCTAATGCTTATCCCGCTGGACATCCCGCCCGGCGTTTATCGGAACGGGACCGACTATTCATCGCGCGGTCGGTTCAATGACGCTGACCTTTGGCGCTGGTTTGAGAACACGCAACGGCCTATCGGCGGATGGCGTCTTAAATCGGCACAGACGGTCACTGGCAAGGCGCGAGCTATCCTGACGTGGCTGGATAACTCTAGCCAAGCATGGACCGCTATCGGCACGGAGCAGGGCCTTTACGTCTATACCCGTTCGGGTGTGCGCCATACGATCACCCCGGCTGGATTTGTCGCGGGTAACGCCAACGCGACCACGGGCGGTGGTTACGGGACGGGAACCTATGGCACGGGCGTTTATGGCGTTCCGCGCCCTGATTCGACTAACACCATTCCGGCTGATGTCTGGACGCTTGACACATGGGGCGAGTATCTGGTCGCTTGCTTCAAGGGCAAGATTTACGAATGGACGCTCAACGTTGCCAATCCGGCGGTGCTGATTAGCGGTGCGCCAGATGCGGAAGCCATTATCTCGACTGAGGAGCGGTCTCTGTTTGCCCTTGGGGCTGATGGAGACCCGCGCTCGGTCAAATGGTCTGACCTTGAGGACAACACGGACTGGACGCCTTCTGCGACTAATCAGGCGGGCGGAAAGCGGCTTCAAACGGATGGGCGGCTGCTTTGCGGGAAGCGTATCCGGGGCGGATTGCTTCTATTCACTGACACTGACGTTCATCTGGCGACCTATGACGGCTTGCCCTACGTTTATCGGATTGAGCGGCAAGCGACGGGCTGCGGGCTAATTTCCAAGCAAGGCGTGGCGGTCACTGGCGCTGGCACCTATTGGATGGGCGCTAACGGGTTCTGGGTCTATAACAGTGGCGTTCAGCCGCTTCAGTGCGATGTCGGGGACTATATTTTCTCGGACATCAACCAAAGCCAACGCTCGAAGGTTACGGCGGTTCACAATAGCCAATATGGCGAAGTGTGGTGGTGCTATCCATCGGCGGCGTCGATTGAGATTGACCGTTATGTCTCGTTTAACTATCGCGAAAACCATTGGAGCATCGGGTCGCTTGTGCGGCTTTGCGGGACTGATCGCGGGGTTCTGCCTTATCCGCTGATGGTGGGAAGTGACGGCTCGCTTTATGAGCATGAAGTCGGAACGCTTCGCGACGGTCGCTCGCCCTACGCTTTGTCCGGGCCGGTTGAGATGGGGAATGGTGAAACGACGATGGATGTCGAGACCGTCATTCCCGATGAACTGGCGCTCGGTGACGTGGTGGTGAGCTTCACTACAGGTGACTGGCCCTTGTCGCCTGATGAAATATTTGGCCCCTATGCCGCGTCGGAGAAGACGGACGTGCGCTTTAATGCGCGGCGGGTGGCGATAAAGCTGGTTGCTACGCCCGATCAAGATTTTCGGGTCGGGACGTTCAGGGTTGAAGCTAGTCCGGGAAGCCCGCGATGAGCCTTCCTTACGCGCCTTCGGCCTATAGCCAATCGGATGAAAACACGGCGCGGGCGGAAATGCAGCGCGAGCTTGATCGGCGTCATCGGCGCGGGATTGACATTGAGCTTGCGTCTGATCGCCTGATACTTCGCTCTCCGAACGGCTCGCGGTTTGCACTGGCGGTTAGCAATGCAGGGGTTTTGTCCGCTGTCGCTCTCTAAGTGGATTGGTGAGGCTCTCGAAGGCTCCGGCTGGTCCGTTTTGGAGATACTGGAAGGCGTCGAGCGCGGCGACTTCTATCTGTTCATGCACGATGACGGATGCATGGTTGGAGAGTTCATTGTCAGCCCTCGTCACAAGGCGATGCATATTTTTGCGGCTGGCGGAACGCTTAAAGCAATGTCGGACCTTGGCCCTACGGTCGAGGCATTTGGTCGGCTTCATAACTGTGACATGACGTGTGCGACGGGCCGCAAAGGCTGGTTGCGATATGCACGAAAACACGGATATTCACCGGGTGAGCCGGTTATCTGGAAGGAACTATAGATGGCCATTTCGGGCACTGGTAACAAACAAAAAAGCCGTTCGTCGAATACGTCTAACCAGACGCAGACGAATACGCTTTCTGACCGGGCTGTCGGGATGCTTAATCAGGGCATCGCGGATGCGAGCGGTCGGACCTATCAGCGGTTCAATCCGGCTGACATTGCTCAATATCAGTCGCCCTATACCCAAGATGTCATTGATGCGTCTATTGGCCAAGCTGACCGGCAGGACGCTATCGCCCGCAATGCCCAGATGTCGGACTTTGCGAAGGCGGGGGCCTTTGGTGACAACCGCCGGGGAATTTATGAGGCGGAACTGGCGGGCAACCAATCGCGTGACCGTGCGGCCATGATCGCAAGCCTCAATGACCGTGCCTTCGGTCAAGCGCGAGACGTGGCGCAAGGCGAAAGCCAGAACGCTAATCAATACGATCTGGCGATTCAGCAGCTTCTGGCGCAACTGCGTGGGCAGTTTGCGAACGAGGGAACCCAAACCATGCAGGGTTCAAGCCTTACGAAAGGCACTAGCTCGGGC